CCGAGCATTGAGCCGCCCAACTCGCTGCGGGTCTGCGAATTGGCGGCCATCTTGGCTTGGGCATCCGAGATGGTTGCCAGCCGCTTCTGCTGGCGCTCCATCGCGGCCGTAGCCAGATCGGTATCACGCTTGAGCCGCAGTTGCTCGGCACCAAGCGCCTTGGTGTTGACCCCTGCCTTGTTCAGATCATTGGTCAACGAGCCGAGGCGGCGGCCCTGACTGCCCAGGGTATCGGTCAGTCGCTTGGCTTCGCCGCTCGCGCTCTTCTGCGCCTTTTCGGCCTCTTTGATCTCCTTGCCGGCACCGGCGTATGCCGCTTTCAGATCGGCTATCTTGCGGGTCGTGGCGGCGATGGCCTCCTGCTGAGCGGGAGTGGTTGGGCCGACAAAGCCCTTCATCTTCTCCAGCTGGCGCTCGGCGGCCTGCAGCTCCTTCTTGTACCCCTTCTGCTGCTCGGTCAGGGTTTTGATGGCAGTAGCGGCCTTGCCGGCTTCTTCCTTGGCGCCGGCAAGGGAGCCCCGGGTGCCATCCATCTCCTTGCGCAGCGACCCAAGATCTGCAGACCGCTTGCTGGTATCACCGAGCTGCTTGATCTGCTTGTTGGTCTCATCGACCTCTTTGCGCAGTTTGGCGGAGGCTTCGCCAGCCGAGGCGAAAGCAGGGGTGATCTGCTCTTTGGCAGACAGGGTTATCGAATACTTTTTGTTTTCATCAGCCATTCTTTTTCACCCCAAGACGGGCCAAGGCCAGCTCATAGCGGCGCAGGGCAGCAGGCACCCGCCAGCCCATGATCTCCTGTTCAGAGGCCGAGTAGACTAGCGGCACTACATCGATCAGACGTTCGACGTCTGAGGGGGAAAGTAGTCCGCCGTTTCTTCCAAAAAATCAGACAGTCTCCGCTGCAGGGCCAGCCAGTCTGGCATGTGCAGCGTCATGACTGTCTCTGGCGTCAGGCCAGTGCAGGTTGCTATCAACTCCCGCTCCTGCTCATGCAATCCCAGATCTCTCACCGCATCAGTCAGGCGAACTGTCGGCGGCCGCATCGTGATCTTGGTCACCGGGTCTTTACCGATGAAGGGGTCAGTCACTGGCACCAGGAGGATGAAGTCGTCAGCGGAAGCTTGGTCGGCATCGTCCTTTCTCAGCTCGGAGCTCGGCGTCATCACCAGTTCGTGAACCAGCAGTTTGATCGAGTTGAGGTCGGGCTTGGTCAGTTCGCCACGTTGTGCTTCAGTAAGACCTGTATGCGCCAGGAGTACGGCAACATCAAAACCATGCATGTCCCGCTCTGTTTCATCGTGACCATCCATCTTGAACTTGGCGCGAAGCTCTCGCAGCAGGCCAATGGGGACAGTAGAAACCGTGACTGTGGAGAGACCAGCCAGGGGCCAGCGCAGAGTGTGAACGCGGGTATAGGGTTTGCTCATAGAACATCTCGCAATTAAAAAGCCCTGCTTGGCAGGGCTCGAAAGAGAAAGCGGTGGGTGGGGCCACTGGCCCCACTTCAGCATGCCTTAGAACAGGCCGACATTGCTGCGATGCTTGGCCAGCAGGTCGCCAGAGCCCAAGTCACAGATGTGAGCGGTGCGGCTAACATGCCATTCCAGCAGCCCGTTGGTCGTGCGCCTGGATTCATCGACAGAAACCACCAGGGTATCGGTCGGCAGCTCGCCGATGGTGCCGGGAGACTTCTCCCGGGAACCGATGTAGCCAGTCCAGACCTCCTGAATGGCTTCGGCGACGCCATCCTCATCTTCCCAGGACTCCATGATGATAACGGTGATGGGATCCCCACGGCGGCGGCCGGTCATCTTGGTGATCAGGGCGGGGAGGCCCTTGGCTACGATTTTCCCCTGCATCTTTTCGATGCCAGCCATCAGCTCACCGGCGATGAAGCTGCCACCGATATCCGCCAGTTTCTTCTTCGGGACTGCGGATTCCCAGGAGTCGATTTCCCGCATGATAGGGAGTCCATCGACCATGATCCGCTGCATCATGCGTACTTTTTGACCTGCCATTACAGCACCTCGTTCAAGAAGGTTTCGACGATGCCCACGTCTTCGCGCAGGTGATACACCATGTGCTCATTCGGGCTGTAACCGGCGTAACCGATGACGATGTGCCATTCGCCATTCCGGTAGTTGTCGGCGTTGTTGAGGGTAGGATGGAGGTACACATTGGCACCGATCAGCTTGCCTGCAGAAGCCTCACTATCCAGCCAGTTCTGCAAGGAGGCCACCTTGGACTCCATGAACTCCTTGGTCAGCAGCTGACCCATGCCAGGCTCGGTGGTGGCTATCAGCTTGCGGATGATCGCCAACTCCAAGCGCTCCAGGTTGATAAAGCGGCCGCTGAGGGTGCGGTTGCCTATCAGGGAGAAGCCGCCACGGCTGGTGCGACCGAAGTAGCAGACGCCGTACTTGTTGAGTCGATTGCCTCCACTGGTTTTGTCCAGCAGGTTGTAATCGATGGTGCGCTGGCAACCATCGATGTAGACGTTCATGCGCCCCTGGCCGGGGTTCTCATGCACGTCAACCCGGGCCACGCAACTGAGGTAGTGCGCCACCCCTGACATGTAGACATATCCCTTGATCGCGTTCGACCACACCTTGACGAAGGGGTCTACCAGGGTGGCACCGGCATACCCCGTGCCTGCCACGCCCAGGGACTGGGACAGCGCGATGACTGCTTCATCCGTGGTGCTGGTTCCCTCCAGCGCCGGGGCGGCATAGAGTCGGGTGGCCATCTGAGCCAAGGCATCATGCACAGCCTTGTGGCTGAAACCCGGGGCCGCGATGTCGGTCAGCGTCTCCGGGATGTCGGCCGCCAGGGCCGCGATGCCGGTGCGACGACCGGTGAGCGGGTCAACCCCGCCGACGATCTTGGCGATGGTGCCCGACGCCGTGAGGTCCTTGCCGTTGATCACGATTTTGCTCTGGGCCGTCAGGTCGGCCAACTTGATGGCCCCATCCCCCTTGAGGGTCAGGACATTGGTTTCGCCGGGGATATAGCTCACCAGGGTGGATGTCTTGCCGTTGATGGTCGCCGTCCAGCTGGCAGCTTGGGCACCGACTACTGCCTCCAGCAGGGTGGGGTCGACCAAGGTCACGGCCAGCGTGGTGTCGGCATTGGCCTTGGCGGAGACGATGGTCCCCTCGTAAGCCTTGGCTGCCGGCGGGACACTGTTGTCCTCATCCTCGATCACCACATAAATAGAGCACTGGGCCGCATTGAGCATGGCGTTGCAGACCCGCCACAGGGTGCCGCGCTCCTGACCCGTGGTGTCCAGCTTGGCCAGCGCAGCCTTGTTGTTCACCCAATATGCCTTGCTGCGCGGAATGTCGGGGTGCGCATCCGGCGCTGTCCCCACCAGACCGAATACGGCGCGGCCGAGGGGGCCCATGGGAGACGGCGCAGGCTCGCGGAGGATGGTGGCGCCGTTGTGGACGAATTGTTCGATGACAGGCATTTACTTCCCCTTGGTGGCCTTGACCACAGGTTTGATAACGAGATAGCCGCTGAGAAGAAGCTGGGTCGCCTCGCTCTCGGTCATCTCCACTGTGCTCCCCTCAGCCTGCCAATGGCCGCTGTTCGGGTGCTCGAAGCCGAGCTGCACCAGGTACTCTTTTTTCTCCATGGGTTGCTCCTGAAATGGGCAATAAAAAACCCGCAAAAGCGGGTGGTGTCTAATCGCGTCCAGACCTATTCAGCTGGTCTGGATGGCCAGTCGGGGTTTTCAGGCCAGCCGGGTCTACCTTTCACATCTGGCAGCTCGTAGCGGTAGCGCTGCCACAGAGGCAAGGCATCCGCATCTGCCGCCTTGGCGTATCCGCCGACAACGGCAGGCTGGATACGCTCTATCTCGGCGCTGGCCTCAGCCTGGCGGGTAACCAATTTCTGTTCCGCTGCCTGCTCGGCCAAAGTGTGCTGGAGAGCCGGATCTTCCTGCCAATGCCCATCACGCCACGCATAACCGGCGCCTGGATACGGAACGGCAGTGGCCCCACGTTCGGCGGGGGTCACGTTGGGCTCGGTGATCGCCATGGCGCTGCCATCTGCTGTGCTCCAGAGCGGGACATCACGCCAGTCCGGCTGAACG